GTTTTTGCTCTACGTTACTGTTTTTATGAGTTTTGCTCTTCCTATCTTGATTTTCAATCCCACTTATTGTGGCCGCCCATCTATGATGTGGGAATGCGAGAAGCGATTGACGAATCATGAGAGTGAAAACAAGTCGCAAGTTAAGAAAATGAATCAGCTGGTTGAAAGACCGAAAGATTTTACATCTTGTTGTTTGCTCCTTTTATGGAAAATGACACTACCTATGTATTTGATTCGGGCTTTTGCCCGACTCTTTACACTGCTTAGTGTTGCTTTTTATAATTGCAGTTACACCTTTTTGTGACATCACTTAATTATAAAACAAACATATTTCTGACCTATGATCTTATTCGATGAGAGATCAAAAACCCCCCCTCCAGTAGTTTAAGCTGTAAGCTACATGAACGGAACAGCTGTGTGACTATTACTCGCATGAAATTTTTGTCTGGGTTGACATAAATCCCCAATGCTTTTACTGAGTTTCGCTAACGAGAACTCTTTATTATATGTTCATGCATTTAGTCTCTTTTGAGACCCTTTATATTATTTGCCTCTATATAGAGACAACACTGTTATAAAAATAAACAATATAAAACAAAAAAGTAAACAAAGTCTTAAGAGTTTGTGATATTATCAGCTCTTGAAAGCTTTTGAATAGTGGATTATTTCTGCTACAACAAGCGATCCCAATTATGTAAAGTTTTTTCTTGCAGACCTCTCAGATATAATGGATTTATCTCACGTCGCATAGTTCGGGGTTCATTACCACTTATTGCTTGGGCGGTTCCCACGCTGTAGTAGGTATACTAAGCTATTCAAAATATGAAGTAAGGATTAAAAGCCCTAACTACTCAGTCCGCAGCTGAGGCAAACCAAATTGTGTATGGCCCTATAGAGGCAAGAATAAAATATCTTACCAAGAATCAGATTACAACTACTTTAAACGATATTATGATTTCCACTCTACGATTGTATACGCATGTTATTGACTGTGAGAAAGATTTGATGATGATATCCGCTAAGAATATCACCACTGAAAGATTCTCAAAAAATTTAAGGATTCAGAGTTCTGATGGTTTGATGAATATCATTTCTAAGAAATTATCTGAAGTCTTAGGTCTTCTTCCTGATTATACCTATGAACAAGTTAACAGTTTTTTCTGTACTTTTAGCTGGGTTAAAATGCGCATGGCGCGTGCTCAAGATTGGTGGGATGTGCATTCTATATTAGATTACATCACGCGTGTTCATTACGGTAAACCGTGTGCAGCACTTATTTTTGATATTGTGTTTGATACACAAGCACTAGCAGAAGCGCAATCAATGGATTGGAGTATTCTAAAAGATTTAGTATCAGGTTACAAGAGTTTAAAGACTCATCCTGTTGCTATCAAATTTATGAAGGTTGTTTCATTGGCTTTTTCAGGTGGCGTTTTAGCTACACTGGGTATTGAAAGCCAGATGGTAGATTTATGGAAAATTGTTTCTGAGTGTATGACAAAAATTATTGGGCACACCGATTTTATTTCAGCTGTACTTGACTTATTTCATTTTATAATTGAACGTGTTTCTGCATTTTGTATTACGAAATCTTGGAAATCACTATTGCACACTCCAAGTAGTTACACTAAATGGGCTGATGCCTCCTTCGATTGTTTGGATAAGAGTGTTGCTCTTGCCAATCCTGAGGCCATTGGTGTGGATTATCACAAATATACTAGTGATTTAATCAGATTAATTGCCCAGGGTGAAGAAATTAAGCGTTATGTGCGAGCTGCTGACGAGAAAGATGCAGTATCACAATTATTATCGCGCCTGCGTGTTTTATATAATGATATTTTAATTAAAAATGCATGTGGTAAATTTCGTATGGCCCCTTTTGGTATTTTGTTGTCTGCTGGATCAGGTGTTGGTAAGAGTAGTTTTACTGCTATGTTATTATCACACTTTGGTAATTTGTATGACAAACCTATTGGAGATGAATTTATTTATACACGTACTCCTTCAGAAGAGCATTGGAATAATTTCAAGACTTGTATGTGGGGTTGTATTTTGGATGATATAGCCTTTATCAATCCGAACAAGGGAACGTGTGATCCTTCATTGTCTGATTTATTACAGGCTATGAATAATCCACCCTTTAGTCCTCCACAAGCTGCTATTGAGGATAAGGGGCGTACTCCATTTAAGTGTGATATTGTGGTGGCTACAACAAACACAGAGGATTTAAAGGCCCATAACTGGTATAACAATCCTCAAGCGGTGCGACGGAGATTACCATATGTGGTGAATCTTTTACCTAAGAAAGAGTATCGTATTGATGGTACTAGGATGTTAGATCCTTCTAAAGTACCTGTGTTGATGCCTGGGTTTTACCCAGATTTGTGGGACATCGTTGTTAAAAAGGTTTTGGTTGAACCAAACCAAACTGTTTCTATGCATGTTGTACTTGAAACTAGTGATATTTATATCTTTATTCAAGCTTATAATGGTTGGCTTGAGGAACATCGGCGTGGGCAAGCTGCTTTCATGGCGGCAAAAGCTCAAACGATGACAGTTAAATTGTGTTCATTACATAAGATTCCCATCACAGTGTGTCCTTGTGAAGATACTACTTTATTACCTCAGGGTTTAGAAGAAGATTTATCATTACAAGGTGCACATTTGAGTGTTGGTAATACTTTAATGTCTGGCGCAGTGGCATATGCTACCTATAAAGGTGCCAATCTTGCTGCTGAATGTGCTGGTGATGTGTTATTGCATGATCCTAGTCTTATAGAAAGACCCGCACATTTAATTAGTGCAACAACAAATCGCATGTGCCAAAAGGTACAATGGTCAGCTGGTAACGCTCTGAGTCGTATGACACGTGAAGGAATTAAAAAGATCCTGAAGGGTGCTTATTATGGTATTTTAGATTCTATAAAACCCTATTTAAAATATCTTATGATTTCAGTAGCTACAGTGGCTGGATTAGGATTGACTTGGCGCATGATGCAAAAAGAATTTCCTGAGCTAACCGATCAAGTTATTCAAGTCAATATTGATGAAGTAGGTGTTATGCCTGAGCGTTCACAAGATAAAGAAAATGTGTGGCGTAAAGATGATTATGTTGCTACAGAATTTGTTGGTCGTTTAAGTCAATCTTGGGCATCTATCCCATTTACTCAAGCTTGCTCACTAGTTGCTAGAAATACAGTGTGGTGTCAAACCACTCACCGTGAGACTAAGCATATGACTTTTCGTGCAACTTGTGTTGCAGGACATTTGTATGTTGTGCCAAACCATGTTCTACCAATTGATGAATATTTTATGTTGCAAGTTATCAGTCAGAATACAACTGAGGGTTGCAATGGTAATGTTCGTTTTAAAATTTCACAACGATGCATTTATCGTGTACCTGAGTTGGAATTAGCTTTTTTCGAGATTAATCATATGCCTGTGCGTAGGAATTTACTTGAACTTTTTCCTAAGGATGGTTTTCGTTGTGATGGTCCTGGGCGAATGATTGTGCGTCAACCCAATGGATCTATGGACTATATTGATACAAAAAGAACACATATTGTTCCTCAATCACCTGTAGAGCAATTCAATATTATTGCAGATGTTGCTGTATCTCATGTAACGCGAGATACACTGGATGGTGAATGTGGTTCCATTACTTTGGTTCAACAACCTAATGCATGTTATGTTGCTGGTATTCATGTTTTGGGTGGGCAACGTAATGTTGCAATTTCAATGCCGGTAACTACTGGTGTTATTGAAGGTGCTATTAAGCACTTTTCTACTCCAGTTGTTGAAACTGAAATTCCATATCTAAATGAACAAACTTTCACAACAGATATCAGTCAGAAATGTACTGCTCGTTTCGTTGAGACTGGAACTCTTGAGGTGTTTGGCTCTTTTGGTGGTTTTAAACACCAACCCAAGAGTACAGCACGTGATACCTTGTTTACGAAACACTTACTGGCTAAAGGTTATACCAAGAAATTTGGACCTGCACCCATGAAAGGTTATACAGCTCTACATATTGGTCTGAAATCGATGGTGCAAAAAACTATGACTTTCAAGGAAGATGTTTTACGTAAGTGCTCGGATAGTTATACAAAGAGCGTTTGGAGTGCTTTGCCCACTCGATATCGCCAAGAATTGAGGGAGGTTCTACCTCTGAAGGTAGCCCTTAATGGTTTACCTGGTACTAAATTTATTGATTCTATGAATTTTGGAACCAGTGCTGGTTATCCGTATAATAAGTCAAAACGGAACTATGTTACATGTGTTCCTGCTGATGATATTTGGCAACACCCTATTGAAGTGGATGAGACAATCAAAGCGGAAATAAGTGCCTGTTGGGACAAGATGTGCCAAGGTATTAGTGTTGGACCAGTTTTTATGGAGCATATGAAGGATGAAGCATTACCTTTGCGGAAAGTGAAGGCTGGAAAAGCCAGACTATTTATGGGCGGTCCATTTGGTTGGAGCGTGTGTGTTCGCATGGCACTTCTACCATTTGTGCGTGTGATGCAAATTAATAAATATCTTTTTGAATGTGCACCGGGTACCAATGCTACTTCTATTGAATGGACACGATTGTATACCTATTTGACACAACATGGTGAGATGAGAATGATTGCTGGTGATTTTGAAGCCTTTGACAAACTAATGGGTGCTTTGATTATCCTTGAGGCTTTTCGGATTATACGTAATATTATGCGTTTGTCTGGAGCTACGGAAGGCCATATTAATTGTATCCAAGTTATTGCTGAGGATGTTGCTTTTGCTTTTGTCAATTTTAATGGCGATCTTATGCGCTTTTTCGGTTCAAATCCTTCAGGACACCCATTGACTGTTATTATTAACTGTTTAGTGAATTCCCTATATATGCGTTATTGTTACCATGAGTTGAATGAGGAAAAGGAAGTTGATTCATTCAAACAGAATGTTTCTCTTATCACTTATGGTGATGACAATGCCATGGGCAGTGGTGTTGATTGGTTCAATCACACTGCTATTGCAGAAGTATTGAGCACAGTTGGAGTTAAATATACTATGGCTGATAAATTAGCCATCAGTGTGCCTTTCATTCCAATTACAGAAGTATCTTTTTTAAAAAGAACCTTTCGCTGGGAACCAAGATTACAATCATACATGGCAACTCTCGATATTGAATCTATTTGGAAGAGTCTTATGATCTTTGTACCAAGTTCTACAGACAGTCCTCAGAAACAATGTTTAGATATAGTAAGATCTGCTGTTTCAGAATGGTTTTTCTATGGTGAAGAACGCTTTGATAAAGAATGTGCTTTTCTTAAAGAACTCATTACGGATGCAGATTTAACATGTTACATTGAGAAAGGAACTTTCCCTACTTGGAGTGAACTGGCAAGCCGGTACTTGGAGGCTTCAAATGATTATTTATCTAGCGAACCAATGTCTACTATTAGACTGGTGGGTGAGTGTCATTGGGCCTTCAAGTGTGATTGTACTGATCATAAGATCGGTTGTCCACATTTAATGTTGGAGGAATAGATTTCATTGCGCTGAGATATAAGCGCGTTATAAATATGTATTAGATTGGCGTAAGTTGTCACGTCATAGCCAAAAGATAACACATATAGCTAGTTACTGTGCCACTTTGAGTTTGTTTGCAAAGAGTATTGTGTGTAAGTGTGGAGTTATATGTTTTCCTACCATAGCGTTCCTTAAAATGTCTATTTAGATATGATCTTGGTTGGAGATCAATTATTTGTAAACTATATGTGGGCTTATGGGTGTAAGCTTGTATGAATTAATTCACCTAACAAAAATTTTAAAGAAAGGAGTTTTGTGTGTCTCCAACAAAATACACATACTTTCTTGTCGTCTGATTTGGCGGTTCAGTCTGCTGAATTAGATGATGGAACTCCCCAGCAACAAAGGCAGGAAAATCTTGTCTTCGCTGATGCTGGTATGGCGAGTTCGCATAGCACGCCTATGGTGTCGTATCGACCTGACGTGGACACGGCGGCGGGATTAGGCACTTTTTTGCAACGTCCTGTTGCTATCAACACATTTTCATGGGCTGAAGGTTCAACAACTCTGTTACAACTTCAATTCAAACCCTGGCAATTATTTTTTAATAAGGCCTCTATTTTGGCCAAAATTACTAATTTTGCGCGATTACGTGCTAAGTTGCACTTGAAATTTGTCGTCAATGCATCGCCATTTTACTATGGGGCATTGAGGGCTTGTTACTGTCCTATTGATGGTACTTTTCGTGATACTGTTCAATCAGGGGGAGACCAAATCAAGTTTTCCCAAATGCCAGGGGATTTTATTTACCCTCAGGATATGACATCTTTTGAAATGGAATTACCTTTTTTATGGCCCCATGCTTGGTTGAATATGAATAGTAATGCGGATTTTGGTTCTATGGGCCAGATTTCCTATATTTTGTATTCACAATTGCGTAGTGCTAATGGGGCTACAGGTCAAAATGTGACAATTACCTGTTATGCTTGGGCCACTGATGTGGAGCTTGCTGGATTAACATCTGGATTAGCTTTGCAGAGTGATGAGTATGATAGTGCCGGTCCAATTAGTGGACCAGCAACAGCTGTTGCTAATGTTGCAGCAAAACTCACTGATACACCCGTTATTGGTAAATTAGCACGAGCGACCGAGATAGGTGCTCGGGCTGTTGGTGGTTTAGCCTCATTGTTTGGTTATAGTAACCCACCAGTTATTGATGATGTACGTCCTTTTGCTCCAAAAGCTTTCCACTCCTTTGCTAATGTAGAAACGAGCATGCCAATGGATAAATTGACCATTGATCCCAAGAATGAGATCACAGTTGACAAGAGTGTTACTGGTGCATCTTCAGTGGATGAGCTTGTGATAAACCATTTTTGTGCGCGGGATTCTTTTATTACTGGCTTATTGTGGACTGATGCTTATGCTCCCGGTACGCAATTGCTTCGTATTCCTGTTACTCCACGAAACTATGCAGTTAATGCTGGTACTTCACAGAATTTTGTGAATAATACACCGGCTGCCCATGTGTGTTCTATGTTCTCTCAGTGGCGAGGAGAAATGGTTTATACCTTGCGTTTTGTGAAGACACGTTATCATACTGGACGGGTCCAGATTTCCTGGGACCCACAAGAAGTGCCACTGACTAATGCTGAAACAACCACAGTAACACGTATTGTGGATCTTCAGGATGAGACAGAAGTTACATTTAGTGTTCCTTTTAAAGCACAAGACCCATGGTTAAATACTTCCAATGCTGGAAGTAACTGGGCCATTTCGACAGGAGGGACTGTACCCACAGATCCAAAAGCTTTTAATGGTTACATTCGTGTTACAGTTTTGAATGAACTCACTGGACCTGCTAACTCCCAACAAATTGACGTTTTGGTGTTTGCGCATACGGGAAAAGATTTCCAGGTAGCGCAACCCAATGAGATCCCTTTATGGTCTTTTTTAACAGTTCAATCTCAGGAGTATGAACAGTTGGTGCCAATTGCTGATACGCATATTCCTGTTGATACTAATGCTGTCACAGTTGGTGAGACGGTGCCATCACTTAGAACTATGCTCCATCGGACTAGTTTTTACCATCGTGAATTTTTGGGGAACCCTTATAGTGCGGATGGGGTTTTTGAGACTAACAAGTTTTTCAACTTGGTTAATTACATACCGCGTTTTCCGACTGATTATGGATTCAGCACCTCTGGTGTGAATTATGCTACTGGTATACTTGTTGCCAGTAAGGATCAATTCCAATATTCACCTAGCCACCCCCTTAACTGGGTTACTAATTGCTTTGCTGGATATCGTGGAGGTATTGTTCATCAATACAATGTGATTACGAATGGTAAACCCATTCCTGATCAAATTGTGGTTGAACGAGATCCCCGCTCTCATATACTTGATGTTTCTCCACGACAAGCGATTAATCGTTTTTCCATTGGATCTACAACAGCTACGCCATCTTCATTATCCCGAATTCCAATTTCAACACAGTTGTCTGTGACACGTGGAGCTTGGGGTCAACGTGGTATGGCTATTACCAATGCAAACACACAATCCGCTATTTCTGTGGTTACACCGCAATATTCGCGGTGGAAATTTCGTCCTGCTTTTGTAGATCATCGAGATATTATTGGGAGCTATAGTGAACAGGAAAGTCTGAAATTAGTTGTAAGTATGAGGGCTGGTATGTCAACAACGACAGCTGATGAAGGTTGGCCTTTGGTTGACATTTTTATGTGTGGTGCTGTTGATTTTGATCCAGTATTTTTTATTTGTGTTCCTACACTGTATGATTTTGTCTCCACTTCACCAGATAATAGTTTCTAGTGAAGTGGCGAAAGGTGCCCAAGAATGATTGATTCATCACCTTCAGAAGCGGGCCTTATACTTGGGGATATATCAAGTAAAGTCATTAAGGGGTTCATCTGCCTCTTATCAAAAAAGATGTTTGGGAGTCTTAAGATACTTCCCTCTCTGACTAAGTAAAACAATATCTTAATGTCTTAACTCTGAAAGAGGATAATCTTCAAAAAGTGAGTCACACTAAAAGAAAAGTGTGCATATAAAAATTTTCTATATTACATATATTTTGCATATAGTGAGTGGGTTAACCATCCCCACAATAAATCTCTGGATCAGCCAGAGCATGATTTATATCATGGACCCGCAATGGATAAGTTTTTCTTCATCCTAGTAGGGTCAACAGGTTTCAC